CTTTTTGTTTAATTTTAATAATATTTTTATTATCATCTCTATATTTTTTTGATTTAATTTTAAGATGTTCTTTATTTTTTAAACACCACTCTTTCTGTTTAATTATAATTGTTTCTTTGTTTTTTTCTCTCCATTCTTTATTTTTAATTTTCACATATTCTTTATTATTTTTTACCCATTCCTTTCTTGTTCTTTGTGGAAATCTCATATTCAAAGTAGCATTTAATTCTTCATAGTATTTTCTTTCAAATTGTCTCAATTCTAATTTATTATTGCACGGAGTTGTTGCTACTAAAATCATAGACCAATTACCCCAACCCCCATTATCACGGATAAATTTATATACTTTTAAATTATGTCTGTTATTATTAATATTATTACACGATTTTTTATGACATCTTTTGCGTTCTTTAAAACATACAGTACTACCAATATAAATATCAGTAATATTTATATTATTGCAACATAATTTATAAATCATACCATTTTGATAATTTACCATTTCTAATATATTATATTTAAGTGTTTTTAAGTGTTTTTTTAATCTATTTTAGAAATATTTATTTCTTTTTTTGGAAATCGTGCTGATGGGTACAATAATTCATTAAAGTTTAAAAACACACAACTTCCGTCTATATTAGGGTTAGGAACACCATTTAAATAAAGGCATAAAAAATTATATTTTTTACTATTACTAATCTCTATCATTTTAGTTAAATAATCCTTACCTCCAAAAGTTAAAGAATATTCTTTAATTATCTCACCATATTCTTCAAAATTTGCAATTTTACCAAGAAATATAACATTTGCACAAGCTCGTAAGTTCCTTGGAATAGAACTAAATAATCGTTGATTTGATACAAGCAGCATTCCCCCTGACTTTTTTATATTCGGGTGTTTTTTTGATGGCTTAGCGCCCCCTAACACGTGACGATATATACTTGCAAGTCTTGCGAGAGCGCTTGAACTTCGACTATTAAAATCGCTCATCGCCATCAAATCATCAATCACAATACAAGCATTAGTTTTATTTTCATCACCGATCATTTCTAATCTTTCTTTTATAATACCATTAATAACACTATCATTACAAGAATCATTTTGATTTCCATAATAATCAATTAACGGCAATAATGTGCAGTCATATTTCAGTGCAGCACCGATAAAATAGCAAGTCTCGTAATAATGTTTTAAAAACCGACCCAGTAAATTTAATATAACAACAGTCTTCCCTGCCCCTGGCTGACCTATTAATAACGCCAATACTCCACCGTGAAAATCTGGTAAATTTTCGTTTAATTCCATTTTATTATTAGTTTTAAAATTATCTTTTGCTGGCGGTAAAACAATTAAATCATCATTATTATTAATATCCATTATATATATAATATAATCTAATATTTTTTTATTGTATTAATATATAATAATAATAATAATGGATAATACAGTATATTTATACATACCAAGAGAGAAATTATTAAATACTATATCAAGAAAACATAGAGATAATAAATTTAAAAAATTATATTATTATAAAAATAAAAAATTACAAGAATTCAATGGAAATTCAATACAAGAAATAGATATTTATAAATTAGAAACAATACAAACACAAACATTATATAAGGATAATTATAGGTCTATCAATGATAAATATTTCGATTATTATAGAGTTTTGAAACCAGAATATAATGAATGTGAAGAAATATACATTAATAAAAAAGATAATAAAAAACATAATGTTATTGATTATCAAAATAATAAAAAGAAACAATTAATTAAAAAAATTAATTATAATAAGTATATTAAAAATAAAATTAATTCAAAAAATTTTGTTTTAGATTTTAGTTAATTATTGAAAATAATGTAAATAACTATTATCATTATTTGAAGATGGTTTTTTTGATATTCTATTATTAAAACTATTAAATCCAAAATTATAACTATTACGTTTAATAGTTTGTTGTTTAATTAATTTATCATTTTCTAATTGTTGTTTTTGTAATTTTAATTTTTCTTCTTTTTGTTTTTTTAATAATTCTGCTCTTCTTTTATTAAGTTGTGCATTTCTAATTCTTTCATATTTTGACATCATTGTATAAAATTTTTTAAATTCTTCATCGGGATTAGATATTGGTTTAGAATATTGTTTTACTTCTAATTTTTGTTTATATACTGGTGTATGTAATACTTGTTTTGCTTGTTCTAATTGAACTTGATTACTTATTTGTTGAATAGGTTTATATGGTGTTTTAATTTCTTCTTTTTTAGGTATTTCAATTTGTTCTTGTTTTACTTCGTATTTTTGGTTAATATCAATTTTATTTTGTTCTTGTTTTAATTTTTCTTGTTTTTTTAACTCTCTATTTCTCCTACGGGTTTCTAATCCTTTCAACCTTGATTGTTTTAACTTTTCTTTATGGTCTTCTGTTAAAACTCTTTTTTTTTTAATAGGTTCTTCTTTAATAGGTTCTTCTTTTTTTATTTTATTATTACTAAATAAATTAATATCCGCCAATGGATCAACGGTTAAATTATTAGTTTCTTCTTCTTTTATTTCAATTTCGGGTTCTGGGGCGAGCATCATTAATTTAGATTTTTGATAATTAATATCACTCATAATATATTATATATATATATTTTTTTTCAAATCAAAACATATTTTGAGAAATTTTAAAATTATTCTCAGTTTGATCGGTGGTTTCTATTTTTTGTGAAACACCACCAATTGCTCTATAATTATTTTGTCTATTACTTCTAATTAATAATTCAATATCAACATTTGATTCTAATGACCCAGATGTTGAACCATCTAAATTAGAAAATCTTATTTGAAAATTATTTATAACTATTGGTGATGTATTATTTAATTTATTCCAATTTAAATTATTTGGTTCAATAACAACTGGACTACTATAATCAGCATTTGAATCTACACCTTTTAACATTAATGTAAAAATACGTTTCTGTGTTTTTCCATTTTCGGGATTACAAATATAATTAGTAATTGGTAGATTATCTATATTTAATGATAGTTGCACTCCATCAACATCATAATTCACATCTAATTCAAGCATATTTGCTTCTGTAATTTCGTCATCTATATTATAAATATTATTACCTTCTTCTTGAAATATATTACAATTACATTTTTCAGTAAATTTCTGCATTTCATAATTTGTTACAGTTACTGGTATTATTGATAATTCCGTACCACTTTTTATAGGAGTCATAAAAATAGTTGCCGATATATTACCTAAATGAAATCCCCCACCTGCGACGGGATCGCCACAAATCGGTCCTAATGATTGCGTGCTGTTATTTATAAATTTGCTTTCATCTATACCAAAACAATCAACAGAAATCACCCCATTTGAACTGATAGTTTCATCAAGAGAGCTCCAACATAATGCATTCCTCCAATTCATACCAACGTATGATCGGTCTAATACAAATACACCTACCAATACTTGCGCCGCTGCTCCAATTCCTACTAAACAATTCATAACAAATCTATTTGTATCAGTTGCTGCTGGATTATTCGGGGTTATATTTGGTTGAAAAGTAATATATATTTCATCAACACCATCATATATTATTCCAGTTTCAAATGTTTCTACAATATTTCCAACTGAACCATTTAAAATTTGTCTTCTAACAAAAATAATTTCATCAGTATTTTTTCTAATTTCCCAAGATATAGGTATTTGATTAATTAAACCATCGGGCTCCATATTAAATTGATCGAAATTTTCTTTTATTCCTATCCAATCTTTTTCAATATTGTAAGATTCAGTATTTTTATAATATTCTTGTTCTTCTAAAATATAACCCCCAAACCCAACAATTAATTCTTCATCAATATTATATGCTGAAAGTCGCCACGTTGTTAATGTTCTTGGATTATTTGGTGTGTCGGCTTGAATAAATGCATCATAAGGAAATGGTACTCTATGTGCTCCAACACAAGCAAATCCCTCAGGTCTATCAAAAATTTCAGTATAAGATGGACTTACGCCAGGGTTTGAACCGATAATTTCAAAATCCATATTATTTTTTGTAACAGTACTATTATTAAAACTAATATATCCTGCATTTCTATTTCGAAGATAAGCCATAATTCCTATTCCCGTATTAGAAAATTTAACACCCCAACCCCACATAAAATATTTACTTTGTTCCATTATACTTTTTACAAGATTACGAGCAATATTATCATAATCTATATCTTGTCCCGTAAATAAATCATCAATAACGTTTAATTCACCATACATTTTATAAGCACCGTTTTCTAATTTTATTGTTTCTGCAGGCATAAAATTAGTTTGATTATTATTTAAATCATCTGTTGCTGAATTTTCTAAATTATTTTGACCCCACATAATAACAAATGTATCATTTGAACTATTAACACTTTTGTATTTTACATTTCTTAAACTTAATTTATTTACACAAATCTCACTATTTTCACTAATTTTAACACTTCTGCCGATTTTTGCTATAAATTCATTTGGGTTACGTTCGCCATTATTAATTAAAAAAGATTGAATTGACATATTATATAATATAAATATATATTTTTTTTATCTAAATAAATTATATAAATGAATAAATTATGCAATGATGAAAAAGAATGTAATAGCATTTCTCAAATATTAAAATTACAAGCAAAAATAGTTCCAAAGAAAAAATTAAATGATAAAGATTTATTTGATATGTCAGCATTAAAAATATCTAAAAAATCCAATAATAAAACTAAAACTAAAAAAAGTAAAAATACTAATAAGTCAAATAAGTCAAATAAATCTAATAAGTCAAATAAATACTAACATATCTCTATAAATAAGTGATTGTTGTTTTTTAGTATGAGATTATAGATTTATTTTGTCTTTTTGTCTTTTTGTCTTTTTAAAAAATAATATATAATATTATATATTATGAGTATAACATATCCAAAAAATTCACCAATATTATTTAGACAAAATGCCTTTTATAAATCTAAAACTTTTTCTTTCTTTTTTTTATGTAAAGCATCTTTAAAATATTTATATTTATTATATAAATTTAAATTTGTATTTTCTAAATTATCTTTAATAGTTTTCTTAACAAGTTGTAATGTTCCATCTTTTATAACTAATAACATAATACTTTTTATAATACTGAATATCATATAAAATATAAATAGAAATAAATTATTCTGCTTTTTTTCTCATTTCAATTTGTTTTTTTTCACGAATATCCATAACTTTATCAATTCCCTCTCGACTAGCGCCACTTTTTCTAAATCTACTAATAAGAGAGACACTTGATTCTTCTGCTAATTTTTGTTTCTCTTCATTTGTAAAAGTTGTTCTTAATCTACTTGCAGGCATACCTTCTGTGAAATTAATTAATGGTCTTGTTACTTGTTCTTTTTTACCTCTCGCTTCATTAGGTCTGCCTCTACTCCTTGGTTCTTTTTCATCTTCAAGAATTCTACCAATAAGCATAGGATTTACTTTTTCACTAAAAAATAAATCCATTTTCGAAGGACCTAATTGTTGTATAATTTCTTCTGTTTTAGTTTCGGGCATTTCTATTAAAAATTCGGGATTTTCATTAATAATTCCTTGACTATAAATATCATCAGCACTATTTGTAAAAACAGTAGATGATGCATTTTTTATCAATTGTTCGTTTATTGTATTTAATTCTAAATTTTGTAAATCAGTAATTGGGTCGTTAAATTGTAATCCTTGGTTTTGTTTCTTAGGGTCTTCTAATATTTTAATATCACCTTCGCTTAATTCGCTCAATGTTTGTGGTTCAATTATTTTATAAAAAACAGTACAAGCTCCGCCCAAATGTTCCGCTGGACGATTATTTTCATTTAATATTTTTGTTCTAACTGTTGTTAATAAATAATCTTGTGTTAATGTTATTGTATTACTATTAGCATATGTATAATAAAAATTAGCATTTTTGTATTGTCTGTAAAAATAAGAAGCACAAGATAAATTATTATTATCAGTTATGTAATTATTACCAAATGGTAGATTAGTTGTAATTTTGTAAAATGATTGTTGTAATTTTTGTGGTAAATCCTCACTTCTCATTTCATCGGTAATGACTTGTATATTCATTGGACTAAATCCCACATATGAATTAAATAATTGAGGTTGTGCATTAATACTTTGAGGATAATATGGAACGGGTAGGGGGTTTGGATCGGTTACCAGGAAATTAGGCCCAAATATGTTGATATTTTGTGAATTATTTTGATTTACTAAACTATTTAATGAAAAAAAATTTAATCCATCATATTTATCACTTTTAGTAGAATTATATGTATGTCTTGAATACCTATTATAACTTTTACCAAAAAATGGTTTAAATTGTCGTAAAGTAAATCCAAATAAATTAAATAAAGAACCTTCAAAATTTTCAGTGGTATTATCAAGATTAATTTTACATAAATAAACTCCATCTTGTCCTGGTTGTGTATTTGTTGATAATTCATTTCTTGTATAAATATCTTGTATTCCAATACCACTTAATGAATCGACTAACCCTTTATTTCTTATAGTTTGATAAAATCCAGGCTGTCCTCGTGCTGAAACTTGCCCCGCAATAGCACCAAAATCTGGGACACTACCAATAGTGCAGTTTAACATGCAAAAAAACATAGTGGGATCATTGAAGTAGCAGATCAAAGCTCCGACATTTGGATCCCCAGGCAAACCGTCATTTGCAGAAAATTTTCTTGGAATAAACATATTTTTTATTATCATTCTTGATTTGTCAAACTGAATTTGCGGACTTCCACCAATCCAAATATTATTAATATAATCACTAATTAAAGGACTATATACTGGATTATCATAAGTTCCAAATGTATATACGCCTACTTCATCATTTATTGTTGCTGATGACCTTGACCCATAAATCTCTTGTGAAATATAATTCCCATTGGTTCTAACAGATTGGTCTCTATTCATTGCTGACATATATGGATTTGTTGTTGATGCTGGATCAAAACCAATATTACAACCAGTACATATTCTAAAACATTGTCTATAATTACCAGTTAAATTTTTATAATCAACTCGTGCCTCCCCATTTCCTCCAAATGTAGGTTTATAATTAATAAATCCATAACTCATAACAGTTGAACCATAATATTGCACTCCAACTAATGGTATATTGTTTTTTTGACAATAATTATAAATTATATTATCTTTATTATAAACACTTATTAATGGGTGTAATCTTTGATATAATCTTCCAATACCTTCTTCTGTATCCATATCAACATTACTACCAGTAATATTATCAATAATTTCATTTGAAAATCTACTATAAACTCGTAAATAATTATTTTGTGTTGTATAATTCTTACCCATTTTAGCAAATTTACTTATTGGGTATATAGTCAATGGTCTTCTAAAATTGTATCCATTCGTGCCTGGGATTTTTATATCATATTGCTCGTTACTCATCATATTTGGATAAAATTGTGGATATATGGAATAATTTTGTTGTTCGTCATAAATAGTATAATCTGTTGTATCTTCATCAACATTATCTTTGCCTCTTGAACTTAACCAGTTAGAATATGCATTATTAAAATCACAAGCCATACCAACATCTAATTCACAATACCAGTTCAAACTATCATTATGCATTAAAACTGGATCTGTTTCAATACCATCATATATTTCATTATTTTTTAAAAAATCTCTAACTCTATCTAAAACAATAGATAAATTATTCAAAGAACTATATACATTTATATTCATAGGTATAACAAATTTATCTGGAATACATAAATATTCATCAACTATTGGGTCTAAATCTTGATTTGTATTACCATATTGACCTCCTCCATCTGTGCCTTGCATTTCATAAAATGGAAGTCCGTTATATGTACTATCGTCAGCTAGTATCAATGGTACTGATGTTATTTGGTCTAATCTAAAATTTTTAATTATATAATATATTCCATTATATTCTAATTCTAATTCCGTTTTATTAAGAACTTTATTAATTTCTAAATCTATTGTAAAAATAATTTCAGTAGATAATTGTGTAAATTCACCACCTATAAATGAAGCATTATAAATATTCATTCCTAAATTACCAATTTTGTCATTATATTCACAAATAAAATGTTGTTGTTCTAATACATTATACCAAGTTAATCCATATATAAATTTATTACCAATAACACCATTAATATAGAATCTTAAAAATGAATCGGGTCTATCAAATAAAATTGGTGGTATATCTCCTTGAAAAATCCATTCAAGAGGAACAGCATTATCAAATTCAAATGGTTCATATATTTCACTACTTGTTAAAATACTCATAGCAAGTGTTGCTGGATATTCGACAACTGGTAAAATTAATGCATCACTAGCATTTCTATAAATTGTATTAAAATCATTCAAAAAAGGTCTCATAATTATTGGGTTAATACCTTTAACAACTTGATATGTTCCATCGTTTAATTTAGTAAATTTTTTATTACTTTTAAAATAAGAATTTCCATAAATCCATTTTTCAGCATCTTTAACAAAAAATGATTCACCGAATATTTTATGTTGTTGATTATTTTGAAAATTAGCGGGTATATTTATTTGACTATCACTTGAAATATTAGGAACTTCTTTATCACTATTTGGTGGATATAATTGGTCGTCATTTTCTACATTTTGTATATAATCTGTGCTCCATTGACGAAATTTAGAACTCACTTTAATATTATTATCATCAGCATTAAATCTTGCTCCTTGTAATTTTTCATTAATTAATAAAGCCAATTCATCAGGACTTTCCATTAAATCATTTTTTAAATCAATCTCTATATTTCTTGTATAAATTGACATATCTTGAATACCCGATTCTTCACTTGTATCATATCTGGTTACACCCAAATAGCCTGGTGTAATATATGTATATTTTGTTCCATCAGGACTATTTTTTTTAAGAGCAGATCGAATACCTGTTACACCAATTAAATTATTTAAATTATATACATTACCATTTCCAAGGTCGTTATACATATCATAATATGTTTGATCGGGCCAATTACCAAATGTACCACCAATATTTTCTATTGAACCATCAAATTTTAAAAAAGGAACATCACCTTTGAGTTCATAAATACCACTATTAGCAAAATTATAGTCTCTTCTAATGGTTGTATCAACTCCCGGCCCAGATATATAATTTATTGGAATATTTCCCAAAGTATTTGGTTGAGAATAACTATTATTATTTGGATATGCTATAAAATCATTCCATAAAACATTACCATCTACATCTGTAAATTCTTCTAATGTAGTTTTATTTGCTTGAATAAATGGGAATACTATGGAATTGTAACCGTTATTATTCATATAATATCTCATTTTCAAAGAAGTCCAAGATGAGGTATATGGTTGTGTTTTGCTTACATTTTGATTAGATAGTTCGATAACATTATCATTATTAGCACTCACCTCTTTTACCACTGCCCCATTCATTTCTATCTGTGAGCCTTTGCGCAGAATTTTTGGCGGAATTCTTACTGAAAAATCATTTGATAAAGATTTTGGATTAATTCTATCTCTATAATTGGCTTCAATTGTTGTTGTTAGATTATACATAATAATATATATTATATAATATAATAATAATAATGAATTTTACAAATACCGAATTTGTGAATATTGATTGTGAAAAAGAAGACATTAAATTTTATATTAGTTTATCTATTAATGTTGGATTATTATTAATAACTGGGATTAGTGAATTAATGGGTGCTTCAAAATGTAAATCCAATGGATTTATTGATGGGATAAAAAAATCAATGAGTGGAATTGTTGAAAATGATATTCCAGATATTCCAGATTTAGAACAAAATATGTTTGCTAATTAAAAAAACAAAAATATTTAATTATATAAAATTTAAATTAAATTAAATTTTTTATTACTAAAATAAAAATCTATGGTATATTATAATAAAATGTCGTTTCCAATGCCTCCTAATCCCGCTCCTGTAATAAATGCACCAGACCGCTTTGATGAAATCCACACTTTAACGTGTAACGGATTAGATACAAGTCCCAATAAAGCCCTAGCCCAAGCTATTAAACTTGGTAATAAATACGAATGTGCCCTTCTTTCTGCCGATTTTCACGCTTTCAAAAATGGTGATATGAAACAATGGACCGTAAGATTTAAAGATATTCCTATGCAGGGTGATTTATATAGACACTCCGGGAAATGGAGTTCAGTGGAGGATAATGTTGTCGACCATTCTGCTCCTATATACCGTCCATTTACGATGACTAATGATGCTGAATACCCCGCTCTTGAATTAGAAATTTTTGATGAAGCTGGCATGCATGCCCAAGGTAATGCATCCTATGGATCTTCTTTCTTTACAATCCACATACGCCATCAGCGAGATTTACTACAAAATGAATTCGTTCAATCTGTAAAAGAATCCACCGAAGCTGCGAAACAAGCTGTCGATTTAGTTCGATCTGCTTGTAATCTGATCCATACTGCAACCCTGGATCAATTAGCATCTCAAAATTTAACGAAAACCGCGATCGATCAGTGTAAGCAATCTGTGAATCTTGTAAAAGCAAGTTGTGATACTATTGTTAGTAGTACCGGATTAGTGAAATCTTCCGTCGATCAGTGCAGTTCTGTTCTTTCACAAAAACTAACTGATGTATCTGGCGCTTGTTATGCGATCCACGATGCAGTTGATGAAGCAAAAGCCCAGGCAATAGTTAATAAAGATATGCTTGAACTGGCTATCGCAAGTCATAAAACGGCTACCCAAGAAGGTAACGCGAGTATTAATGTTAATCTTGGATTAGTCAAAACCGCGACTGATGCCGTGACTAGTGCTTGTGATTCTGTTGGAATTAAAATAGACGAAGCCAAAACATCTGCTGAATCCAACAAAGACACTCTTAACGGTTCTCTTATCCAAATCAAACAATCAACCGATAATATTAAATCTTCGAGTGACGCTATTGGTGTTGCCGTTCAAGCAGCACAATCGGGCATTTCAGCTGCTGTTGATGCTTGCAAAGCTGGTGTTAAAGAATCAATAGATTCTCATAAAACATCTACTGATGCTATGAGTCAAAAAATAAGATATAAACTTCTTTTTTAGATTGAATATTAAACAATATTTAGATTTAATATAACAATATTTAATATATTATTAATTATATAATAATATATTTATAAATTTTCATTAAACCTCCGCTTCATCATCTTCAACTTCCATTTCAACACTGCTGCTGCTTTCAAAAAAATAATTATTTTTATTCTTTATTGGTTGTATTTTTTTATATTTTAATAATAATTTAATATCATTTAAATCCTCAGCCATAACTTGTATTTTTGTTCTTAATAAACATATGTAATCATTTAATGAGTTAATAATTCTCTGGAATTTATCTATTTTTTGTATTATAATTTCTTCATTTGTTTTTCTATTAATAATAGAGTTAATATAATTCATTGTTAATATAATATATTATATATTTTTTTATTTATATTTAAAAAATAATGTTATATAGATATATATAGAATGTTATTTGTTAATTATCATAAATTGAAAGAAAGATTTACTACTAAATTTGATTTATCACCACTAACTATTGTTAATTATATATCACAATTAAGAAAATTTGATAGTATAGATATATCAAATATTCAAGAAGTGGAAGATGAATTATATGGAGAATATAGATTAACTAATTATAAAAATATGATTATATCGTTATTAAAATATCTTAGATTGAATCAAGAAAATAATCAAGATATTATTGAAAAATATGAAGATTATCTAATAGATATTGAAGAACAACTAATTAATGCCCGAGATTTAATACACGAAAAAACTGAAAAAGAATTAGAAAAATGGATTACATTAGAACAATTACATTTAGTTTTAAAAGAATATGAAGATAAAATAGATAAATATGAAATTTTAGATAGTAAATATAATGAGTTAAAAAAATATGATAAAACATTATTGACTGATTATATTGTTTTAGCACTATATACTTTATTACCACCAAGGAGAACCAAAGATTACTCATTGATGCATGTTGTTAGTGAAAATAATTATGATAATCAAGATATTAGAGTTAATTATATTGTAACAAAAAATAATATACCAGATAGATTTGTATTTAATCAATATAAAACAAGTAAAAAATACGGACAACAAATTATAGAAATTAATAATAATAAGTTAATATTAATTTTAAAAAAGTATTTTTTAACAAGAGATTATGATGGAACTGATATGATTTTTTTATTAAATACAAATGGTGTAAAAAATTTAACAAATAATTATAAAAAAAGATTAACATCTAACTCAATGAGTATTAAAATAAAAAATATATTTAAAAAGTCATATTTAAAAAAAAAAGTAAATTTAAATATATTACGACACGTTTTTATTAGTGAAACAATTGGTATTGAAGAAATAAATAGAAATAATATTAGAAAAAGATTAGCATTTGAAATGGGACATAGTCTAAGTACTCAATTAAATTATATTAAATATTGATTTTTTTGGTTCTAACTTTTCTAATCTTGCTACCAGTTGGATTATAAATAGGGTGGTATTTATCTTTTTTTATATGATAATATTTTTTTTGACATTTATGCCGCGCTGCTTTACCTTTTTCACTTTGATTGTATTTTTTATTTGATATTTTTTTTTTATTAACATTATGTTTATGTTTTACAATAATATATGCTAAATCTTTTAAAGAAATATTATATTCTTCCATTATACAAATTAGTCCTTCCATTATATATATATCTATATTATATATATAATTTTATTTTAAATATATTTATTATTTTAAAATTGATCTTCCATAGATATATTTGGTATGGTTGTTTGTTGAAATCTTTTTTTTAATTCAATTCCATAAAACCCTCTACCTATAACCATTGGTTGATTTTTAGAATTAGTTTTTTTTTGGTTTCTTGTATAATTGAATCCGTTAGATTTCATATTATACTTGAAATCTTTTTTACTCATTCCTTGGAACTCATCACCATTTTTAAATTCATCATATAATTCTTTCATTAAAATAAAACTATCATTATCATTAGTAATATTATATTCATAACTTAACCATTCTTTAATAATATTGTTATTTTCAAAATATTCATCTGTTTTATTTTGAACGCTTTTAGGTGGTACAATTTGTTTGACATCATATTTATCTTTAACTTGATATATTAACATTAACATAAATTGTTGATAATATTGGGGTTTTTTTAATTTATCTTTTAAAGTTCTATCAATTTTTTTCTCATTTTTATTTAATGGTTTATCTACGAATTTATTTAAAAATTCCATAATTTCAAGTCTCCTAATCATAGCATTATCATTCTTTTCAATAGTTGGAATTTGGTTACATTGACAAAATAACGTAAAAATTGGTGTGAATGTAAAACTATTTTTATTCAAATAACGTGTTGTAATACTATCTCGTCCGGTGATTTTTTTAATAGTTTCTACATTAAATTTTAATTCATTATCTCCATCACATTCGGGTTCTGAAACCATTACAATTTTTTTCCCTTTACAATCAGCTAAATCGGGGTTTGGTGTTCCACCTTTAATTTTTGATGTTAAAAATTTACTATCTGCTATTTTAAAATATTTATCATATGTTTTTTCTAATAGTGAAAGCAAAATCCCTTTTCCATTACTACCGCATCCAGTCCAAATATTGAACTTCTCGAATTTATTAGTAAATAAAGGATATGCTATTGTATCTAAAAAATAATTAGTTCGAATAACACCTTCATCGGTTTTATCATTGAAATCATATTTTTTATCCTTTGTATAATTTGTATCGAAAATACTTAATAACATATTCATTAATTCATTTCTAATATCCTCATTATAATCTGGCCTTTCATATGATAAATGTGTTAATACATAGTCATTTCTATTGATTTCTCTAAATTCTCCTATTTTGAAATCAAACACTTCATTTTTAAACGCTAATAAATCATTATTACTATCAATTTTATCAAACAATTCACTATCTTCAATGAAATATTTTAATTCATCTACAATTGATTTTTTAAAACTATTCTTTTGAAATTGTTTATTCCAATAATCATAAATTTTACGTGTTTTTTTTTCTTCATCATCATCTAATAATAATACTGCTTGGGATTGATAATGTTTTAAATCATTCTTTAAAACAGTTGTTATTTCTTGGTTTAATGAACTGGGTGGTGTCCTACCGCAATCAACTAAAATATTATATTTATTATAATAATAATAGTTTGATTTATCACCATCTCTGTATAAGATATATTTATTTTTGTCTTCTCCTAATAAATTTAAAAATCGTTTTGTAATATCATTTTCACCACATTCATTTAAATTTTCAAAATAATCTAATATTTTTTGTTTTGGACTTTTTAATAATTCATCTAAATTAATAATATTTGTCATATCTTTAATGGACCATTTAATATTTTCTTCTTCTGTAATTTTATTTAAATCTTTAATATTAATTTTATCAGTAGATAAAAACCCATCAAAATATGGAACGGATACTTTATATTTTTCTGCTACTTTTTGTATATAGGTATTTTCAAAATGATTTAAAATATATGATAAAGTTGAAGATTTGGGATTT